CGGTACTGGCGGCTGCGCTCGCGCTGGTCTGATAGACGGCAGAGTGTGCAGCGCGGGGGGCTGGGGCCAAGGGGCTCCGGCCCCCTCTGCTTTTCGGGGGGGCAGCTCGGGAGGGAGGCGGCTAGGCCAGGTTGGGTTGGGTTGGCCCTTCACCAGCGGGGACGAGCTGCCCGCGAGCAGCGGGGAGAGGTCGTCGAGCAGCTCGCCGGCAACGGGAGGCGGCAGCAGGGGGCGGGAACGCTGCACGAGCGCGGAAGGGCGGGATTGGAGGGTGGAAGAGCGGGAATCGGCGGCGTGGGGAAGCGCGTGCTGCGCGCTGAAGGTGCGGCACGGGTGATGGGCCATGCCGATGGAGCGTCGATCCTGCGCGCTCCTAGAGCGTCTGGAGGGATGCGCTCATAACCCCATGCAGCGTAAGCACTTGCGCGCATCATTATCGGACGCTGATTGCCAGCCTGCCAGCCTAGGGCCTGAGTGAGCGTCCAGCCTGCTCCGATCAGCCTGCGGAGCGGCGGTCACGATGCGGAGCGTGAGGCGTGACGGGTGACGGGTGGAGCGTGACGGGTGGGGGGCAGGGCAGCGCCGACCGACCGACCAGCACCGCGTCGCCCACCCCCCCCGATCCCCCGCGCTGGAGCCTCCCCCCGGGGGCAAACGCATCACATATCACTCACCACACGCTCAGACCTCGATTGGCGTAGGGGCCCCAAGTACCGTCTAAGGTGCGTTGGGCGTAGGGGCCCCAAGTACCTAGAGGAGGAACAAGTAGCGGGGGATGAACGCTGCGGCAGGAAGTAGTAGGATTAGTGCATGAGCGAGTACAAGCACGATCCGTTGGCTGGGAAGTCGGAAGCGTTCAAGCAGGCTAACAAGAACTACCGGTTTGGTAGTCCCGGAGGGCCTGTAGGCAAGCGTTTTGAGAAGGGGAAGAGCGGTAACCCGTCAGGGAAGCGGAAGAATGGGCTCTCTAGCGCGGAGTTGCTGAAGCTGGGAGAGTCCCGGCTCAGTGCTTTGATAGAGACGGAGCTTGCTAAGGAAGATGGGAAGAACGCCTATGCGTTGGCAAAAGCCTTGGTGCAGAGGGCGATTGAGGGAGATGAGTTCTCGGTGAAGGCTGTGCTGGATAGGGTGGACGGGCCTATCGAGAAGAAGCTGAATATTTCTGGGATGGTGCAGCAACAGGTGATCTCGTTGGTTGAGGCTCCGAGGCCGACAGAGTTTCAGTTGGTGATGGAGCAGAGCGGGGTGGTGTTGCCGTTGCCGGAGGCTGTGCCTACACCGGCAGAGGTGCTGGAAGAACTGGCAGAAGAAGAGTAGGTTTTGAGGTCTAGGAAACGGTTCTCAGGCCGACCTAGCGGAGCTGTTCTCTCCGAGATCTTCTGACCTGTAGCCAGCGCAGGTAGCCTGAGAAGCTGGCGCTTTCTTCTTAGGGGGCCGTGCCTTCCCCCTTACACCCCCTTGCCTGTCACAGCTGCCTGACGGCTGACGCTGTGCCAGAATGACAACCCGGAATAATGAAAAGAAAAAACCTTGAAAAAAGAAAAGGCTTTGGAGCTTTAGCGGAGGAGCCTTTTCCTGACTGTATGCCGCAGGCAGACTGTCAGAAGATAGGGAGAGCGTAGCGTAGCGAAGCTCTTCATCTATCTGATCCCATTCTACCGTACTCTCAAATCTGTCAAGGAAGATCTGGCTTTTTTGTTGTCGGTTGTAGGTAGTTGTCTGTGTTAGGGTTACGACGGCATGTCGCAGTCACTGGAGATACGCGGAGCTGGCCTGAAGCTGTTCCAGACGACACAGGATGTGTTGAAGTATGCAGCTGCTGGTGGTCGTGACAGGAAGGTGGTGGAGGTCATCCTGCACGGGCCGGGGGGTACGGGTAAGAGCAGGGGCATCCTGACATGGCTGTGGTGGTTGATGGACAACTACACCGCTCTGTACCCGGAGCGTCCTACCGACAAGACGCTGCGGATCCTGATGTGCCGGGAAACGCGGGTGTCGCTGACGCAGTCGGGTCTGACGACATGGGAGGACGCTGTTGTCCCTGCGGGGCATCCTATGTTGCAGGGTGCTGGGAAGGCGCAGAGGCAGAGCTATGTCCATCCGGGTACGGGAGCAGAGCTGGTGCTGGCGGGTATGGACGAGCCTACCCGGCTGTTCTCGACGGACTACGACATCGTGTACATCCAAGAGGCGACGGAGATCACGGAGAACGCTTGGGAGAGCCTGCGCCGGGGTTTGCGGAACTGGGCGCTGCCGTTCCAGATGCTGGTAGGCGACTGCAACCCAGACAGTCCTAGACATTGGATCCGTCGCCGGATGCTGGACGGGCGGACGGAAATGTGGAAGTCGGAACACTGGGACAATCCCCGGTGGTGGGCTAAGAACGCGCAGGGGAAGTGGGACTGGACACCGGAAGGGTCTGCCTACCGGGATAGCCTCTCCAAGCTGACGGGCGTTCGCCGCCGCAGGCTTTTCTTGGGCGAGTGGGTCTCAGCAGAGGGTGCTGTCTGGGAAGAGTTTGACGAGACCCGGCATATCGTCGATGAGGCACCGCCTGTCCGCTGGACGATAGGCGCGGTGGACTGGGGATTCACGGCGCCCGGTGTCATGCAGGTCTGGGGAGTAGACGGCGACATGCGTGCCTACTGCCTCAGAGAACATTATCAGACACAGAAGCAGCTGGACTGGTGGGCTGAGACCATTGCCAACGAGTACAAGCAGCACCGTATGCAGTATGTCGTAGCCGACCCGTCCCGACCGGACGCGATACGGCTGGTAAACGACATCCTAGCCAGTAAGGGATTTCCTAGGCTCATGCGCGAAGCCAACAACCGACGCGCCGAGCAAGGAGCAGATCTGGGAGGTATCGACCTCGTTCGCAAGAAGCTTCTGATGCAGGGTGATGGAAAACCCCAACTCATGTGGGTCAAGGGGTACCTGCATTCACGCGACCAGCTGCTCCATGAAAAAGGGGATGCTTGCTGCACGACCGAAGAGATCCCCAGCTATGTCTATGCGAAAGTGGATGACGGCAAGCGGAACAAAGAGCGGACGGATCCCAACTGTGCTGATCACGGCTGTGATGCTTTGCGGTACATGGCTAGGGCAATTTGGCAAAAAGACTACAGCGACCCTGAAAAGTCTGTACCTTACGGCCAGCAAAGCTTTGGTGCGGTGCTGGGACACGATAAAGTCTGGACTGCGATCAAAGCGGGCAAGACGCTGAACAAGTACGGGCGCTGATGCTAAACATCGAACCGAGCAACCTCTGGGCTGAATACCAAGCTGCGAAGCGGTTCCGTGACGCACATCTCGAAACCCTGAACGAGCGCGTTCGGCGTTTCACCGGCCCTGCGTATTCGGGCAAGACCTTCGAGGACTTTGACCCTGAGAGCCATGAGTACGAGTACATCTCGCTGGTGCTGCCGCGAGTGTTCTTCGACAGCCCGCGTGTGCGAGTGTCTACCATCAGGCAAGGCCCGATGCAGGACTTGGCGCTGGCCTTGCAAGCCGGACTGAACCGCTGGATCCGCGAAGTGCGGCTACGCAATGTGCTGACCGAAGTCGGCACCGACATGCTGCTGTCGTGGGGCATGGCGCTTGTCACCATGGAGCCCAACATGTCGCGCATCGTGCCGGATTCGGTGCGTGCGACAACCGGCTACAGCGGAACGCCGTTCCGTCCTGTCGTGCAGCGCATTTCGCCCAAGCGCACTTTCTGGGATCCGATGGCGCTGACCTACAGCGAGGCGCGGTACATCGGGCATGAGTGGACGCGAGACAAAGATGATCTTCTGATGCAGGCTCAGGCCACGCCGGAAGAGGGCTGGCTAATTGATGTCATTGCGGGCTTGTCAGAGGACGCCGGGTTGGGCGACCTCCGCAACGATATGAAGGATCGGGAAGCTCCCAGCCGCCGCGAGGTGATGGGCGTAACGATCTACATCAAGGGCTATCAGATCGAAGGCCAGCCCGGCCCAGATCAGGGATTCAACGGAGCGTTGGTCGAAATGGCCATGTCCAGCTCCGGTTTTGTGCTGATCCGCCAGCCGCGCATGTTTTACGGGCCTGCCTCCGGCCCCTACTACATGTTTGGCGTGTACACCGTTCCGGACAACAGCATTCCGTTGTCGCCCACTGCGGCAATGGCAACACAGGTCGCCGTGTTGAACATGCACGCCAAGGCCGTCAGTCAGGCCGCTGCTCGGCGCAAGCGCGTGGCGTTCACCAACGACCGCGACCCCAAGCTCGCCGACATCGTTGCCAACTGCAAGGACGGCGAAGTCGTGCAGATCAACACCGACGAGCTGAACAACAACCTCAAGGAGGTTGAGCTTGGTGGCGTCACAGACTCCGCACTGCAAGGCTTGCAGATCGAGCGAGAGCGCCGCGACCGCATCTCTGGACTGAGCGACGCCATGCGTGGCAATGTCAGCGGCGACGCCACGGCAACCGAAAACAGCATTGCGTCTGAAGCCAGCGGAACACGCATGGCGTTCATCCGCGCTCAAGCCTACGAGGCCACGGCACAAATGCTTCGCGCCGTTGCGTGGTATCTGTACTATGACGAGCGCGTGGTGTTCCCCGTGGATCCTCAGTTTGCGCAAATGCCCGGACAAGCCATTCCCGGACAAGAGCCGTGGTATGTCGGCGGGAACCCGCAGATGGGATCTGGCGCAACCTTCGAAGATCTGGATTTGGACATCGAGCCGTACTCGATGGAGCGCACCTCAGAACAGCTTCAGCAAAAGCGCCTGATGGAGCTGACGAACATCATTGGTCAGGTGTTGCCCGCAGCTATGCAGGCTCCTATCAACCTGAGGGAGCTGTTTAACCTGCTGGGCAACTTTGCCAATGTGCCGGAGCTGTCGAAAGTCGTGAACATCCCGGCAGCTGAAATGCTTCAAGCAATGATGCTGCAAGGCGCTATGCAGCCGGGTATGCCCACTCAACAAGCCCGTCTTGGTGGCGATGTCGGCATGAGCCCTATGGGCGGCAGCATGCCCGCCGGTACAGCCTCAGGCATGCAGGCCATGCAAGGACTGACGCCTATGGGCAGCCAAGGCATGAACGATAGGACAATGTGAACATGGCGATCTATGTCTACAAGTCCGAAAGCGGCAAGGTGATCGAGAAGATGATTCCGATCACCCGTGCGCCCAAAATCGGACACAAGATCAAGCACGCTGGCGAAGTGTATGTGCGTGTCCCCAACATTCCTGAACCAAAGGTGGCGCCGAACATCCATTTCACCAGCCACAGCCTGCCGCGAGCAACCAAGCAAGCGGACGGCAGTTGGTACAGCCCGTACTCGAAGCATGTCGAGCCTGAGACGGGCAAACCTCGGTTTCACGGTATGACAGAAGTGCGCGATGCGGAGTCGCGCAGCAAAGACATCGACGGAGACAAGAACATCGTTTATGACTGAGAAACAAGAAGAAGGGCGAATTGATCAGAAGGTGGACGCCATCAACGAGGTGGTGGACGCCGTGACGCAGCACAACGAGCGTGATGCTCAAGCCCGCAAGGCCGATGATGGCCCGATGCGCGACAGCTACGGCAGGTTCGCGTCCAACGCCGAGAAGCAGGACGACGAAGCCCTCGACAAGCTGATCGGGCGCATGGAACAAGTACAGTCTGAGCTGAACGGCTCAGATGAAAAGTCCGAAGCCAAGGCCGAGGACACCAAGGAGGCCAAGGAGACCTCCAAGGAAGCCGAGAAGCCCAGCAAGCGTGCCATTGAAAAGGCCCGCAAGGCGCTGGAGCTTGACGGTTGGGATGACGGTGACTTTGAAGGCATGAGCGAAGAGCGCATTGTCGCCCTTGGCAAAAAGGCCGCTGACCGCCAGTCCAAGATCTCCAAGGAACTCGAAGCCAAGTCCAAGCAGCGTACATCTGAGGATGGCGAAGCAGGGGAGGAGGACGAGTCAGCAGCCCGTGTTGCCCGTAGAGCAGAACCCGAGAGCCAAGCTGACGACGACCTGTCCGAACTCAAGCCCATCGAAGAACTGTTTGGCGAGGAGACGAGTACCGCCATTGCCAAGTATGTCCAGAAGGCGTTGGGACTCACCAAAAAGCAAGTGGAGCAGATGCAAAAGCAGATGTCCGCTGCCGGTGAAGAACGCGCTGAACAGGAAGTAGACGCGGCAAGATCCCAGCTCAAGGACAAGTTCCCGGAGCTGGCAGATGACGAGGTCTACGAAGAAGTCGTGGACGAAATGACCGCGCTGGTCAAAATCCCCGGCAAGTACAAAACCGTGTCTTCCTTGATGGAAGCGGCTTGTCGCTTGAAGGGCCTTGAGGCCAGCGCGGGCAAAGCAGCCAAGTCGTCGTCTTCTGTGCAAAACGCAAAAGCCAACGGAACCGTGACCACCAAATCGCAAAACGCTCAGGCAAAAGCTTTGTCCATTTCGGACAGGGACGACTTGGCGCT